CTATGGCTGGATAATCACACCATGGTTAAAGACTTATGACTATGGTAATGATGCACAAATATATATACCACCAAGCGGTGTAGTAGCTGGCTTAATGGCAAAGGCAGAATATCAGTTTGACCCATGGTTTGTGCCAGCTGGTTTGAATAGAGGTACTGTAAATGTGTTAGGATTAGCAAACTACTATAGTTTAGCGGATAGAGATGCGTTAGATAAGTTGCAGGTGAACTGCTTTAAGAGAAGTCCTGGTGTGATTGCTTTGTGGAATAATAGAACACTGCAGACGCAAGAGAGTGCATTTAGCTTTGTAGAGACAAGAAGGTTGCTAAATTATATCAAGAAGAATACTTGCAAGACATTGGATCAGTTTATGTTTGAGCCATTAGTAGACAGCACTAGGTTGAGACTTGTAGCTACTCTTGAAGACTTCATGAATGATGTGAAGAGAAGGTTAGGCGTGCTTGATTATAAGGTAGTTTCAGATCCACTTGGAACTGGTAACAATCCACCTGTAGCAGGCGATCAAGGGTTGCTGAATGTAGACTTGTATGTAAAGCCAGTGAGAGCAGTAAGATATATTCAGTTAAGGGCAATAGTAACAAGAGCTGGCTACGATTTGAAAGAGACGATAGTATAAGGGGGTTAGAATATGCCAAGTATAACACAAATTGCGGGCGTTGTAGAGCCACAGAGAATATATAACTGGGAAGTATTAATAACAAGAGCACCAGCAGGTGTTGGTTTTGCAGATGGTTTAAAATTCAGAGCAAAAGAAGTTGATATTCCTGGTCGTGAATTTGATGATATTAATATTAATTATAAGTGGATGAACTGGAAGGTAAGTGGTAGAGAGTCAGAGAATAAAGAAGGCTCTATGACTTTCTGGGAAGGAATAGATCACGCTGTTAGAGATGCATTAATGAATTGGGCGAAAGTAGTAGGTGACTGGGCTACAGGACAGCAAGGCACTAAGCAAGAAGTTTCAGGTGAAATTCAAGTTTCATTAATGGATGGTAAAGACCAGACAGTGAAGACTGTTGTGTTTAAGAATGTAATGGTTAATAAGTTTGATTCTCAAACAGTGAATTATGATGCCTCTAATACGCTTGAGTATAAGTGCTCATTTACTTATGACTGGTTTGAAGAGAGATAAGAGTTTAATTTGGGGGTTTTAGAATGAGTGTATATGATGATGCGCTTGATGCATTAGAAAGAGAAATTAAAGAGAATAGTAGAAAAGGCATGTATATCTTTTGGGTTGACGCAAGCAAACATTATGTTAGTAAACTACTTGTGGATGCATTAGCAGATGCATTAATGGATAGAACAGGATTTGAATTTGAAGTTCTAAAAGATAGGGAGTCAGGTAGTGAAGGATCTCTTGTGATTTTTGTAGATTGTGAATGCTTTGACCCTGAGTCATCTACTTATGTAGAATTTTTTAATATGTCAGATATTGACGGAAAAGAGACTGCTGAACCATTGTCAAGTCATGATAAAGTAAGAATTAAAAAGATTGCTAATGAATTGTGGAAAGTTAAATGTGGCTTCTGATTGAGAGAGTTTAGGAGGAGGCTTTGGAATGAATGAATTGAAAAAAGCACTAAGAAGTGAATTTGATAAATGGTTGGCTGAAAATGAAGATACACTGTCAGATAAAGCTACAGTAAAGAAATTTATTGTTGCGTTGAATAAAGTATTTGATGGAAATTATACTGCACTATATGATAAGTATGTAAAGCTGGAGAATAAGTATGGTGAGAAATCTGCAGCAGGTTTTATGAAGGCGGTTTTAGATGAGGTTTCTGGGTTTATTAATGATGTGATTGATACTCTTATGTCTAAAAGTAAAGGAAGATAAGGAGTAATGTATGGCACGCTTAAAAAGTATTGAAGACGCATTGTATAGAGAGCTTGATAAATGGATAGATGAGAATGAAGATGAGTTTATTCCAGATGTTCCGCTGGATAAATTTTCATTTGATTTAGCTGTACCTACTCTTATGGAATTTCCAAGTACAGAGAGAAACTTTGATGCGATAGATTCAAAATTTGGTGGTAATACTGTAGCAGGACTAATAAGTAATGTTTTGCATGAAGTATCTGAAATATCTTATCAAATAAGTAGATTAGTTACCAAAAATTAGTACCTTCTGTTACTTGCCATAGGAACCTCTTTTTGTAAGCCCGCTTTTATGCGGGCTTTTTTGTTGATTAATGTATGCAACACTGCTCTGCTTGCCTGCTCTTTGCCTTCAAAAAAATTTGAAGGTCATGGTCCTAAATAGTATAATACACTGAGGGTTTTGAAAATAGGTAAGCAATAAACATAGAATAGTTAAAGAGAAGTGTAGTAAAGAGTATGGTAGTGGTAGTAAATGTAGTGTAGTAGGTAGGGTGGTTGATGAAGTGTAGTGTGTTGAAGGCAGTGTTTGAAGTGAAGAGCAGAAGAGGCTACATTAGTTATTCCTTTTATTGCAGTGCTTTTAATCTACTGCCTACTTCCTGCTCCTTACTACTACCATTCATCTACTACACTACATTTACTACTCTACACTTCCTACTACACTCTATCTATTGCCTTTACTATTACCTTATCTTTCTCCCTTCTTCTGTGTTTTATTTGTTTAAGTATTTGTTGTAATATATAAGTGAGGTAGTAGTTGTAGTAGTAAGTGCATCTCTCTTGAATACCCTGAAGGGTATTTTACTACTAATTTTTGGTTTGTCAAGTGTTTTATGTAACTTCTGTTTTCCTTTTGTAGTAGCATTTTCACAGATATTTATACATCTTTCGGAGATTCATACAAACAAAAATTGTTGAAGACGAGGAGCAGGAAGTAGAGTAAATGGTGTTGAAGTGCAAAAGAGCAAAAATGCCAAAATTAGCTATTCTTTTTATCCACATTGCAATGTATGTGTTTCAATGTGTAAATTATACTAATGAGTAGTGTAAACACTCACCACGAGCAAATAAATAGCCTTGTAGGCGATTTTAATATATGTATTAGATAGTGAAATTACAAGTAGTAAGAAAGGGTGGTTGAAGACAGTGGTTGAAGTGAAGCAGTGTGCTTATGATTCTGTAGATGGTGTAGATGTGGTGAGTAGAGCGGTGAAGAAAGGGTATTTGAAATTTGTATCTTGCTTGTTTTATATTTATAGTAGGAGGTAGTGATGGTAGGCATTAGTGTGGTAGCAGGTGTTTCAGAACCATTGAGGGCATATAACTGGGAAGTAGATTTGCCCGCTGAATTCGGTAATGTAGATAAGTTGAAGTATCAAATTCAATCAGTTAAACTGCCACCGTGGGTTGATATAGACACCGAATCTGTTAGGTGGAATAACATGGGCGCTTTGAATCTACCTGCTGGTTTTAATACTAAGCTTGACGTGTCTATTAGCTTCTGGGAAGATGAGGCTTTAAGCATCCATAAGTATTTTGAAGCATGGAGAAAGAAGGTAGTGAAGAGTGAAGACTATAATAGTGGTGAGTATAGAGAAGTAGGGTTACCAAGCACATATGTTAGAACCGTTAAGGTTTACTATACTAATTTGAAGGGAAATAGAATTGGTGGGTATACATTGATTGGTAGTTATCCTATTGGTATTTCTGATATAGATTTATCTTACAGTGAAAGTAAGGTAGTTGAAGTAAGTGTTAACTTTGCTTGTAGTAATATTATCAGAGTTTGAGGAGGTTTTCTGTGGTTAAGTTGATAGACAAAGGTGAGTTAGAGAAGGAGCAGAAGGTAGTTCAAAGTGAACAGATATTTGTGGTGAAATTGCCTTCAAAAGGCAAGCACGGGTATACTGATACTATTAAGTGCAGACCGCTGAAGGTGAAAGATGTTAAAGCATTGGTTGCTGATCCATTAGAAGATGAAGTAGAGTATGTGAGTAGGTTGATTGATGTGATTCAGGGCACTATAGTTGAAGGCAAGATAAACTTGCGAGAACTATCAATGCCAGACTTCAAGAAGGTTTTGTTAGCGCATAGAGTAAACAGCATAGGTGCTGTGTTTGAGCTTGGCTTCTACTGTGGTTGTAAAGATGAACTGCAGACTGTGAAGTATGATTTGATGCAGTTAGATGAGAAAGAGATTAGCGATTCTTATGTAGAGCCAGTGCAGTTGAATGGCTTCAGTGTTAGATTTCCACGAGTGTATGGATACATACCAGAAGGCAAGAAGAGTTTCAGTGATGTAACTGACTTTGATGTGTTATCCAGTGCTGTAGTAGGTAAAGATGTTGAAGAATTGACACTGAAAGAGATGAAAGAAGTGCAGGCATTTGTAGAGAAGTGGGATGGTAGCTATGGAGTGCAAGAAGATGTAGATATACCTTGCAAATACTGTGGGAAGAAAGTGAGG